AACTAGGAGTGAAATTAATATGTGATTTTAGCTCTAAGTTAGTAGATTTTATAAAAGATGTAAAAAACAATAGCAACGGAGATTTGAACGACAATGGTGGAGACGAAGCACAAATAGGAAGTTCTGGATATGGAGCACAAATAGGAAGTTCTGGATATGGAGCACAAATAGGAAGTTCTGGAGATAGAGCACAAATAGGAAGTTCTGGATATAGAGCACAAATAGGAAGTTCTGGAGATAGAGCACAAATAGGAAGTTCTGGATATAGAGCACAAATAGGAAGTTCTGGAGACGAAGCACAAATAGGAAGTTCTGGATATAGAGCACAAATAGGAAGTTCTGGATATGGAGCACAAATAGGAAGTTCTGGAGATGGAGCACAAATAGGAAGTTCTGGAGATGGAGCACAAATAGGAAGTTCAGGATACGGAGCACAAATAGGAAGTTCTGGAGATAGAGCACAAATAGGAAGTTCAGGAGACAGAGCACAAATAGGAAGTTCAGGCTACGGAGCACAAATAGATATTTCAGGAAACAATTCAGTAGGTTTTGTATGTGGTTATAAATCAATAATAAAAGCCAAAAAAGGAACCTGGATATCTTTGTGTGAATACAAGTGGGATGAAGAAACGAAAAGCTATATTCCTATATTTGCTAAGAGTGCTCAGATAGGGAATAAGGACTACAAAGATTATGCAGGAAAGATATTGAGTTCAAAGTTCCATTACATTTTGTGGAACAAAGAATTTTATCCAGTAAAAGAATTTGATGGAATCTGGACAATAATATTAACAGAAAAGAAGAGAGACAACATAAACATAATTAAAGCTGTGGATATTGATAATATATACGATAAAGAAAACAAAGAAATATACATAGCAACAGAAGGAGAATTAGCAGCACATGGTTATACATTAAGAGAAGCGGTTGAAGATTTAACACTAAAGAAGTTAGATAACATTAATGTAGAAGAGATAGTAGCAAAAATAAAAGAAACAGGAAAAGTAACAAGAAGTCAATATAGAGCTATAACTGGAGCATGTTCATTTGGAACAAATAAATTCTGTGAAAAGCATAACATACAAGAACTTGAAGAAATAGAAATAAGTGAATTAAGAAAAATTCTAGTTAATGATTATGGCGCTACAAAATTCTGGGATTTAATAGACAATAAGGAGGATTAAAAATGATTAAATACTTAGCAGATTTATTATTTAGCTGGACAACCAAACCAATTTTACTATTTAACTTCTGGGACATAGTAACAATACTACTAGAAATAGCATTTATTACTGCAATAATATACATGGCAAAATACAAAAGACAAAACAAGAAAGAGAGGAAACTGTATGAAATTAAAAGATATAAAAATAAAAGAGGAGTTTAAGAGAACACCTCCAGGAGATATGAAAATGAAACATAAATGGTTTTATTACAGAGAAACGGGCAATCTAGAATCGCCTATTGTAATAGACAAAGAAGGTTATTTAGTAGACGGATATACGAGCTATTTAATAGCAGAAGCGGATGGAATCAAAAGAGCGGAAGTTACAGAAAGGTAAAAGGTGAGTAAGATGTTAATTGTTATATTTGTAGTTTTCTTAATAATAGCGATTATAGGAAATCAAATGATTGAAGAAACACCAGCAATGATTGGAACATTAGGATCTATACTAACATTTGCAATAATCTTTTTTATTATTTTAATGTTTCCATATGGCATAGATAAAAAAATAACGATATATGAAGAAGAAAATATAAAAATAGAGATAAAAGTTAAGGATACAGTAAAAAGCTACATGAATTATGAGCAAGACACATACGACAACCTAATTAAAGATGCAGATTTAACTACACTAATAATAAAATATCCTGAGCTAAACAGCAATGAATTAGTAAAACAAGAAATAAATACTTACATAGAAAATAGCAAGCAGATAAAGGAGCTAAAAGAAAAAAATATAGACAGAGCAACATTAGCTTGGTGGTTATATTTTGGAAAGTAGGAAATATGAAACTAATTAAATTTATATTAAGATTTACATTTATAAGCACACTAGCATACCTATTTGGTGTGCTAGTAGGTAGAATAATATTATATTTTATGTAGGAGGAAGTATGGAAGATAAAGAAAGAGAAAAGAAGTTAGCAAAATTCATACTAGACTTAGGATTCGATTATATAGTAGCTACAGCACTTGAAGAAGATTATGGAATAAAGATAGGAGATATTCAAAAAAGATTTAAAGAAGGTTGGACCTTACAACCACCCAAGAAAGGAAATGTATATGGAAGATAATAGAGACTACAACTTGAAGTATTAAAAAACTGTAATAACGTAGTAATAAATATAAACACAGGTCCAGTATACAATAATTTTAGCAAAATGTGTGGTAGAAAGTTAGGTGAGTAAAAATGGGAGAAAATTTAAAGAATATAAATCCTGTATACATTTCTGTTCTAGGAGAAAAAATGCAAAAATTACAGCAAAGTATTATAAATATAGGTAACCAAGCCCAAGAAACAAAAATGAAAAATGAATTTTTAGGTAAAGAAATAAAAAATATTCCTTCATTTGCAATACCAAAAAATCAGGTTAGACAACTAGAAAAAAGGTTAGGAATACAGAGAATTACCAAAAAACGTGCAAAAAAATTATTGATGTCAAAAGGATATCAGAGAAATAAAGCAAGTATCATGTCAACATATATGTATCCAAGAACATTAGACAGAGTTCAACAGTTTCCAAGTTTAATAGAAAGTTAGGTGAATAGATGAGTATTAACGAAGAAATTGAAAAATTAGAAAAGGAATATGAAGAATACAAAGAAGCGGATATGAATAGAGAAGCTAGCAGAATACATACAAAAATAGTTAAATTAAGACAGAAACGAGATTTATTAGAATGGGGAAGTATAAAGGAATTACAGAGAAAATATAATGTAGTCCTAGGTTTTATAGAAAGAAAAGGTATGAAATTAGAATTTGATAATTATGTAAGAGCACTAAACGAAAATCCAAAAGAACCGAGGTGGTTATAATGAGAAAGAAAGTAACAGTATATTTTAGACCAATAGAAAAGATAATAGAGATCGATGATGAATTAACAGAAATAGAAGCAGAAATGGAATTAACAAGACAAATTTATGATGTACTAGACGAGGAAATACTATCAGAAGCAGAAATTGATTATTGGGAAGGTGATTAAATGAAAGATATAACTACAGAAGAAGCTATAAAAAGACTGCATGATTTAATACATACATGTGATGTAGGAATAGAGAAACATGGAGCATATGATGATTTGTTTGCATTAGACAAGCAAGCACTAGAAAAAGTATTAAATGAGCTAGAAAAGAAAGATAAAATAATAGATGCTATGGCTAAAAGAATACAAGAAGACCTAAAAAGAGAATATAACATAGATAGAACTATAGAACAATTAAAAGAATTTTATAGGGAAGAGGTAGAAAATCATGAAAAGAATATATAAAACATTATTATTAATTGCTATAATAGCAATAACATTGTTCTTATTAACAGGTTGTGGCTATGGAATTAAGCAAGGAATAATAGTGGACAAACAATATAACCCAGAATATACAACATATACATATACTACATCTAATATAGGCAATTCTACTATAAGGATACCAACACCAATACACCATAGTGAAACTTACAATATAAAAATACAAAAAGAAGAAGATGGCAAAAACAAAGAATGTTGGATACAAATTACAGAGGAAGAATACAGCAAGTATAATATTGGAGATCATTATGGTTATAAAGAGGAGTAAAAATATGATTACTATGCAGAAAAAATTAGAAAGACGAATAAACGATATAGCTAGCGTTACCGGAGAATATCCAGAAGAAGTAGCAGTAACAAGACAAGAGTTTGAACAACTAGCAAAGGAACTAGGAGATAATACACCGCTAAATCAGTTTAGAGGGTGTAGATTAAAAATTATTGATTAGGAGGTACAGAAGGATGGCAAAGAGAAGAATCTTAACAGATGAGGAAAAATTAAGAATAGAGAAAAGCAAACAAGAATTAAAAGATTATAGAGAAGATATTAAATACATAGAAGAAAAGCTAAATGATGCCGAGGAGGTAAAAAGTAGAATACATAAAGTAACAACATCATTATCTCTAACTAGAACATCCGGCGGAGATAATAGTACAGATAAATTTGCAGATGGGATAAGCAAATTAGAAGAATTAGAAGTAGATTGTAGCGACAGAATGAAAACTCTATTACTAAAGAAATTTGCAATAGACGATAAGATTGAACAAGTAGATCAACCATACAAAAATGTATTATTCTACAGATATACTAGAGGAAAAAGTTGGGAGGATACAGCAAGAGAACTTGGCTATACGAGAGATTATGTATGTGAATTACATGGAGAAGCATTGTATTTATATTCAAAAATTTAAATAACCCACAAAATCCCATGGAATCCCACATAAAAAATATGATATAAATACAATAGAAAATTTAGATAAGTTGATACAAAATTATCAAAACTGTCTAAAAGGGGATGTTGAACAAAAGGACTGGCTATATTTAATATGGTCGGTTCTTTTTATAAATTTGCATAATTTACATAAATATGCTATAATAACTTATGACACATAAATGTAATACATATGAAATATAATTGTAACAATAGTGACACTTGACATTTTTGTCACGCTTTAGTATAATACAGGCACGAATTAAGAGAGATAAAACAAAAGGTTTTGCATATACCTAATCCTCCTTAATTCAAAGAATAACTTTTAAGTGTAATCTCCAATGGTGAGAGGAACAAAAAAGACTAGAGCCGTGAACTCTAGTCTTTTGCTTTAGTCGAACATTTTCAAAATCTTGTAAATGAGTACTAAAGCAAATGCTTTTAAGAATAACTTTATGTATTCGCCCAATGATGATACACCTCCTTTCTGCGGACAACAAAAAGCAAGTACGGAGGAACAAACACATTATACTATAACAAAAATAAAAAATACAATAGAAATGTCAAAATTTTCAAAGAGATTATCAGATATAAAGATAGTCTCTTTTTTTATACATTGCGAGTGGAAGGTAAGGCATCTTACTGGTCTCATAAACCAGAGAAAACTTGGTTCGATTCCAAGACTTTCGCATCCAATAATTAAAGAAAAGAGGAACAAAAATGGGAAATAAAGAATTTATAGAAAAATGTAAAGAAATAGTAAAACAATATGCAATGGAACATTTAGATAGAAGCGATAGTGTACCAGAATTTGATGTATTTGTTGTATGGAGTTGTAAAACATTGCAAAATAACAAAGCATTATTGAGTACAACTTTATCTGATGGTATGTACTACGAGCTAACATATAACGGAGATAAAAAAGAATTGTATTTTGATGCTTATAAGAAATTTGAAAATCAATGTATTAAAATAGATTAATTTAGCCATCAACGATACTAGATAGGTTGATATAAATTCATAAAATATTCTCCATAAAAATATTTTTCAGATGCATTAAGACGATTCTAGTTAAGTCTTATATATGGAAACATGGCAGAGTGGATTAATGCGCTTGTCTTGAAAACAAGTGAGTGTAACAGCTCCCTAGGTTCAAATCCTAGTGTTTCCGCCAGTGTCTAGGTCATTCCTAGATAAGAGTTGAGTATAAAAGGGAGACTCCTCTGAAAATAAAATCAAAATCCCTACATTTTATAAATAGTACAAAGGCAATAAAAAAGACTGTTGGTGGGTAGCAACGGAGGAATGAGTCTAGATAATTCCAAACCAAAGGAGCTCAAATAGGAGTTGCTATTGTCTTTGTAGTGTTTATAAAATAATAAAAGGAGTGTTGTAGATGATTAAATGTAAAATTAAAGATTGGGAGTTAATCACTGGAATAAAACTATTAAACCTAAAAGGTTTCAAAGGCAAAAGAAGTAAAGTAATAAACAACTTCTACACAGAGAAACGATTCAAAAAGCAAGCTAGATTATGCAATATAAAATGTCAAACGGAAAAAGGCTTGAGGTTCATAAGTGGGGTGTAAATATGAATACACAACAAATGTTCGATAAATACAAGAAAGAAGTATGCAACTATTGTATAAACAACAACCAAGAAGATTGCAATATATGCATCAAAAGAAACCTAACAGTAATTTGCGAGAATTACATAAAAGACAAATCTAAATTTAAGAAGAGACACAAAGTCGAGGAGTGGTAAGAATGTCAAAAGCAAATATAGGAGATGTCTGGATTGTATTAAATCCTAAAATAAAAAATAATAAAAATAGTATTAGCGTAGAGCTAGAAAAAAGACCATGTTTAATCATTGATGATGGACATGGTTTTATTATTGAAAAAAGCAATGACTATTTAGGTATGAAGATAACTACTAAAAACAATGAAATAAGAAAAAGAGAGATAAAAAATTGGTATGAAGTCGGTTTAAAGACTAAGTCGTACCTAAGAATCGAACCACCAATAAAAATAGAAAAAGAACAACTAATAAAGAAAATAGGTATGGTAGACAAGTATGATTTATACATGTATCTAAATGAATTATCTGATTATTTCAGTAAAGACATTTTAGAGAAGATAAAACAAAATTAAAACGTAAAGAGGAGCATTGAGTATGAAAATTAAAATAAACGGAACAGAGTGGACTATAAAAATTGTTGATGAAGCAACTATAAATAACGAAATGAAAGCAGATGGCACACTAGGTTGCACAATATACAAAACACAAGAAATACTATTGTTAAAAGACCAAGCTAATATAATAAAAACATTAAAACATGAACTAACACATGTATGGTTATACGAATATGGACATAGTGGAAATGATAATGCTACATATAACTGTGAAGATATATGTGAGATAGTAGCAAGTATAAATGACTTCATAAATAAGATAATAACTCATTATATGACAGACCAACGCATATCAAGTGAATCAATTGTTTCAAAAATCAATCAAACTCCATATGAGACGAAGATACAATTGTGTGGAAAAGATATAACCATATACGAATAATAAAACATAAAAAATAGGAAGTGAGATGATGGCTAATGAGCAAAACTTAATACCTATAAATAAACGAACAAAGAGCGAACAAAGAGAATACCAAAGTCAAGGCGGTAAAAAATCTGGAGAAGTAAGACGTCAAAAAAAAGCAATGAAAGAAACAATGAAAATGCTTTTAAACTTAGATATGCCAGAATGTGATGGGAAAGAAGAATTAAAACAATTAGGAATAGCCGATGATGATTTAACATTACAAACAGGCATATTAGTAAATCAAGTGAAAAAAGCACTTTCGGGAAATTTAGATAGTGCAAAGTTTGTAAGAGATACAGCTGGAGAATATATTGGGGCAGAGGAAGAAAAAGAGGAAACAGAATCCTATAAAGTTTCTATCCCTGCCAAGGATATTCCTCCAGCTTTTATTAATATATATAGAAGTATATTAAATAGGGAATACATAGAGTATTGGTTAGAAGGCGGAAGAGGAAGCATCAAGTCAACATTTGCTAACGAAGTTTTAATTGATTTACTAGAAAACAACCCAAGAATGTGTGCCATTATAATTAGAAGATACACGAATACATTAAGAGATTCAGTTTATGCACAAACAGAATGGACTATTTCTCAATTTTCTGAAACATTTATAGGATTACAAGATACTTACGACTTTAAAGTAAGCCCAATGGAAGTCACCAAAATATCAACGGGACAAAAAATATATTTTAGAGGAACAGATGACCCAGGAAAGATAAAGTCAATTAAGCCACCTAAAGACATGTATATTGGTATTGTACTTTATGAAGAATTTGACCAAATACAAGGAATGAACGCAGTAAGAAAAATAAATCAATCAATTGTAAGGGGTGGAGAAGATTTTATACAATTATATGTATACAATACGCCACCAAGTAAACAACATTTTGTAAACAAAGAAAAGAAAATACCTAAAAAAACAAGGTTAGTATATTTAACAGATTATAGGTCTGCCCCAAAAGAATGGTTGGGACAGGCTTTTATTGATGAGGCGGAGTTTACAAAAGAAACTAATCAAAAGGTGTATGAAAATGAATACTTAGGATTGGAGACTGGAGATGGTGGCAATGTATTTGAAAACCTAGAGCTACGAGAAATAACAGATGAAGAGATACAAAGCTTTGATAGGCTGTATAAAGGAATTGACTGGGGTTGGTATCCTGACCCATTCGCATACAACAATATGCACTTTGATTCTGCAAGAAGAATCTTATACATATTCGATGAGTTGCGATGCAACAAGACCTCAAACCAAAACACATGGAAGATGTTGCAAGAAAAAGGTGTAACTGGAGATGATTTAATAACAGCCGATTCAGCGGAAAACAAATCAATTGGAGATTACAGGACTTATGGAGCACTAATAAGAGGTGCTGAAAAAGGTCCAAACAGTGTTGAATACAGCATGAAATGGCTAGCAAGTTTAGTCAAAATAGTAATAGACCCAGTTAGATGTCCAGGAACAGCAACAGAGTTCTCGGAATATGAGTTAGAAAAAGATAAAGATGGAAACGTAATAACAGGTTATCCGGACAAGAATAATCACAACATAGATGCCGTAAGATATGCACTTGAAACAATATGGAAAAAGAGAGGACAGTAATATGTTTGAAAAAATAATAAATTGGATAAAAGGAGCGATAAACAAGATGTTTAGTACAGGAGATATAGCAAAGGACTTTAATATAGATATTTCAACAAGTAGCGAAGTACTTGACCTAATTGAATTATGTTCGAACATATATAATCATAAAGCACCTTGGCTAAATGAAGAAATAAAATCTTTAAACGTTGCAAATACTATATGCAATAAAGTCGCAAAAGCTGTAACAATAGAGTTTAAATCCAAAGTAGATGATGAGACAATAGATGAATTATATCAAAGATTTATAAAAAACATAAGAGTTAATACAGAGTACGCTCTAGCAAAAGGTGGAATGTATTTTAAACCGTTTTATGCTAATGGAAAGATAAAGATTAGTTGTATTCAACACGATAAGTTTATACCAGTAAAATTTGATAGCACAGGCGAATTGCTTGGTGCTATTTTTATTGACCAAATTGTAAAAGGAAACGATGTGTATACAAGGTTAGAATATCAAGTGCTAAATGATACAACTATTACGATAAGGAACATAGCTTACAAAGGAAATAAGAATAATTCTGCGTTAGGAAATAAAATAATTCTAAACCAAGTACCAGAGTGGCAAGATATACAAGAAGAATCACAAATAGAAAATGTTAACAAATTATTAGGTGGTTATTTTAAAATACCTATTGCAAATCCAGCAGACAATACAAGTCCAATTGGCGTTCCGATAATTGCTAATGCTATTGAAATATTACAAAAAATAGACGAACAATTTAGTAGAACCTTATGGGAATATGAAGGTTCGGAACTTGCCCTTGATGTTGATATAACAGCATTTAAGAAAGACGGAGACGGAAATTATATCCTACCAAAAGGTAAAAAAAGATTATTCAGAATGATGGATTTGGGCGATGAACATACATGGAATGTATTTAGTCCTGCAATAAGAGATACAGCACTATTTAATGGCTTAAATGAGTGGTTAAGACAATGTGAAAGTCAATGTGGTTTATCTTTTGGCGTCATATCTAAAGAAACAAGTATAGCCAAGACTGCAACAGAAATAAGTTCAAGTAAACAAGATTATTATGTAACAGTATCAGACATACAAGGAGCATTACAAACAGCATTAGAAGATTTAGTTTATGGAATAGATGTATTGATGACATTATACGAAATTCCACACAAAACAAATCCTAAAATGAGTTTTGACTGGGACGACAGTATAATGGTAGATAGCGAGAAGAAACAATCACAAAGTCTAGTGGAAAGAAACTCAGACTTAATCGATGACGTTCAATACTTTATAGAAACAAGAGATTATTCTGAAGATGAGGCAATTGAATTTGTAGAGCGAATGAGAAAGAGATCACCGAAGGAAGAGCTACCAGAAGAGGAGAACGAGGAGTAGTAGATGATTGAAGATAAAATACAAGAAGCAATCAAACCTATTATTTCTATATACAGTGAAATTGAAATGGATTTAATAGCAAAAATTGCTGAACATTTTAATATAAATGAGGAATTTATAAATTCTGACTATTGGTATTTCAAAAAGTTAAAAGAATTAGGTGGACTCAATAATCAAACAATTAAATTATTAGAAAAGTATACAGGTAAAACAAAACAGGAATTACTAAGAGCAATGAAAGATATAGGAATAAGCTGTATGCCAATGGAACAACTAAATATTGCTAAAAAACAAAATATATTAAATACAGAAAAGATTATAAATAGTCCAGTAATACAAAATATAATAAAATTTCAATATGACCAAATAGAAAAGTCTTTTTTACAATTGAATAAAACTATAGATGAACAAGTAAGAAAAACATACAAGGATATAGTTACACAAACATACATAAAAATGCAAAGCGGTGCCTACAGCTACCAAACTGTGATATTGGAGACGTTAGATAATTTAGCAACTAAAGGCATTACTGTACTAGAATACCAAACAGATAAAGGAATAAAAAAGTACGATGTAGTTGGAACTGTTCGAAGAGATTTACTTGTTGCCACAAGAGGCTTAGCAGGAAAAATAAATGAAGAAGTAATAAAAGAATCAGGACACCATATAGTTAGAGTTTCACACCATTTTGGAGCAAGAACTGGAGATGGTGGAGAAGATTATACAAATCATGCCTGGTGGCAAGAAATGCAATTTTTTTGTTGGAACCATGATGGTAAAGCAACTGAAGAAGAAAAGCAACTACCAGACTTTATGAAACATTGCAAATATGGAGACATCCGAGGAATAGTAGGAATAAATTGTAAGCATTTCTTTACAATATGGTATGGACCACTAAAAAAAGACGTATTTGAATTTACATATAAAGAAAATGAGGAACAATACAATAAATTGCAAGAACAAAGATATCTTGAAAAAGGTATTAAGAGCTGGAAAAGGCGACAGGTAGTAGCAAAGCAAATTGAAGACCAGGAGGGCTACGAAAAAGCAAGCAAGAAAGTTAAAGAGTGGCAAGATAGGTTAAGGATATTTGCAGAAGATAATAAATTAAGAAGAGATTATTCAAGGGAACACATAACTGGATATAAGAAATAGTCCGAAATGACATAAAACTATAACTAAATAGTTAAATCATAGGCGTACAAACACGTCTATTTTTTATACAAATTTGTCTACTTACGGACGTAATAATGTAAGCTCACAGGACATGAAAAAGTCGTAAAAATCGTAGTGAGAGAAAGGAAAAACATGAAAAGAAAATTTTTAGAAGATTTAGGACTTGAAAGCGATGTAATCCAAAAAATTATTGACGAAAATGGGAAAGATATTAATTCTCTAAAAGCACAAATTGATAATTTGAATAGTGAGATAGAGGTAAAGAATATTACTATTCAAGAAAAAAAAGATAAAATAGCTGAACTTGAAAAAGTAGACGTCGAAGCTATTAAGACATCTGAATATGAAAGAGGTAAACAAGATGGTTCTAAAGAAGTTGAAGTTTTCAAGAAACAAAGTGCTTTAGACAAAGCATTGCAAGGCTACAAGGCAAAAGATACTGGTATTTTAAGTAAAATGCTAGATATGGAGAAGGTTAAATTTAATGACAAATTTGAAATCGTGGAAGGTTTAGAGGAACAAATAAATCCTTTAAAAGAAAGCCACGATTATTTATTTGAAAGCGATAAACCTTTGCCAAAGTTTACTGGAGATATTAAACAACCAGGAAAGACAAACCAAGTAACAAAAGAGGTATTCAACAAAATGGGATACCAAGACAGATTAAAGTTATACAACGAAAACAAAAACTTGTATGACCAATTAGCTAAAAATCAATAAAGAAAGAGGTAAAAAGATATGAATGAAAATTTAACTAGAATGCAAAATATGATTAACCCAGAAGTAATGGGAGATATGCTAGATGCCAAAATAGAGGCTCAATTAAAAATAACACCTTATGCAAAGGTAGACACAACTCTTGAAGGAGTACCAGGAGATACAAAAACAGTACCATCTTGGAATTACATAGGAGATGCTGAAGATGTGGCAGAAGGAGAAGAGGTAACTCCAACAAAAATGACATCTGCAAAAGAAACATTTACTATAAAAAAAGCAATGAAAAGTGTATCAATAACACAAGAGGCTATTAATTCTGGTCTAGGAGATCCAGTAGGACAAGCAGAAAGCCAATTAATAAAATCAATAGCAGGCAAAGTAGACAACGATGTTATAGATGCTGTGTACAATGGAACAATGACAGCTGGAGATGGTACAAGTAAGATTGGCTATAGTGGGTTAGTAGATGCATCAACTAAGTTTGAAGATGAAGAAGATGGAATTGAAAAGGTTTTATTTATTCACCCTACACAAGAGGCTACTTTATTAAAAGACGAAAACTTTATTTCTGCTGATAAATATGAACCTGGAGTAATGGTAAGAGGTGCAATTGGTAAGGTTGCAAGTTGCCAAGTTAAGAAATCTAAAAAGGTAAGATTAGTAACATTTGAAAAAGATAATATTAGTGGTACTGTTACTATAACAGCTGATAACTTAGCAGAATATCAAGCAAAAATTGACCCAACTGTTACTTTAGAAGTAGGAGATAAAGTAAAAGCTATTGCTAGTGCATCACAATATTATGTATGCCCCGTTATAAAAATGGAAGCTGATAGTTCAGATACAGAATATACAGAGGATGAATTACCAGCAGTAACAATCTTCTTAAAGAAAGAGACACAACTAGACCACGAATGGTTACCAAAGAAACAACAACACGATTTTACAGCAGCTAGATACTATGGTGTTGCATTAACAAATGGTGCCAAAGTAGTATTAGCAAAATTCAAAAAATAAAAGGAGTTGAAAGGACATGAATGAATATACAAATTATAATTTTTATTATGAAGAATATAAAGGTAACATGTCCGTAACAGACTTTGAAAAGTTAGTAGTCAGGGCAAGTGCAGAAGTACGAAAACACATCTTTAATAGGGATATTACAGGATACAAAGAAGAAGTACAAATGGCAACTTGCTCTGTTGCTGATGTTTTATTCAATATAGACATTACAAAGAATAGAATAAAGCAACTAACAAGTAGTAATAAAGAGGACAGAATATTGGCAAGTGCAAGTGTTGCCGACGTACAAAGGAATTACGCAAATACAAATTCGCTTGCAGAATTAGAAAATGAATTATCTAACCAAAATCGAAAAATTAAAGAAGAAATAGAATTGTATCTATGGGATACAGGCTTACTATATAGAGGTGTTTAGATGGAAGAGTTTTTTGACAAAGATATAACTGTAATAAACAAATACTTTGATAAAGAAAATAGAATAGATAAATACAAAGTAAGCTATGTAAAAGGATTTTGGAGTTCCAACGATGGAATCACTATAAATGGTACACAATTGATTAAAGCAGATGGTTTGATAGCAAAAATACTAATAAATGATAACAGAAATAAAAAATACCAAAAGTCAGAAGATTTTGAAAAGAATCCAAAGACATGGACATTACAAAATGATGATTATCTAGTAAAAGGTATAGTTAAAGATTTTACTACTATAACAAAGCTATTAGAAGATTATAACGAAGTAATAAAAATAACTAACATAGCTACAAAGGACTACGGAGAAGAAGACTTACAGCATTGGGCTATAACGGGAGAGTAATGTATGGATATAGATGTAATGATAGCATTTAGTGGTTTACAAAAACAACAAATAATAGATAAGTATGGCTTAGATGGTGGAAGAACGCAGAAGGTTATTGATAGCGAATTTATGGGCTATTTGGATAAATATATGCCTATGGACGAAAATATGCAAATGATAACAGCGATGTATAACTCCACAAATGTTGGTAGTGGAGAAATTAATATAAATGCTCCACACGCACATTACCAACACGAAGGAGAAAAATATATTGATCCAGTATATGGAATAGGTGCATTCCATGACCCTATAAGTGGTAGATTTTGGAGTAGACCCGGAGTAAAAAAAGTACCTAGCGGTGAAAAATTAAACTACCATGGAGGAGCTAACAGAGGAGACCATTTTGTAGAAAGAATGTTAGCAGACCATTTTAATGATATATTAAATGCTGGGCAAAAGGAGATAGATAAATGATAGATGAAGTAAGAAAATATATAGCAAAATGTCCATATTTAAAGGAATATGCAAAGTTAAACGTAGAATATTTACAAGATAAAGTAAACACATATTCTATAAATGAAAATGCAGGTTATAATCCTATATTAAACAAATTCTTATGTGGTTCTGAAAGAAAATTCATGTTCACATTCGATAGTAAATTATATTGGAACGAAGATATCCAAAACAATATAGATAATTCAAAATTTTACGAAGATTTTAGAAATTGGTTAGAAACAAACAATAAAAATGAAATATTTCCAGATATTCCTGGAATTTACGAAATTGGAGCGACAACAAACGGCTACATATATGCAACAAATGCAAATGAAGCCATTTATCGTATACAATGTTATTTAAAATATTATAAGGAGGATTAATTGATGAATGAGGTAGAATTAAAAAGATTAACAAATACCGCTAAAGTTAATTTCTTAAATGTAACTCCAAAAGCACAAACTAAAAAGTGGGCAATTATAGGTAGAGGAATAACACAAAAAGAAAATAACTACGGAACAAAAACATCTGATGAGCATTGGATTATAGAAGATAATGAAAGACATTCAGTAGATGGATATGCTTTAGGTGCTGATATTGAACAAACAGCCCTTAAAGGAGACGAAGTATTCGAATTTATTGACGAATTAATGTTTAGAATGAAAAAGGGAACAGAATTAGAGACAGAAAAACTAGAAGTATACAAATACAAGGTAGACGAAACAGGAGACACTCCCGTATATCAAGCAAGATTATTCAAAGTTCTAATTGTACCAGACTCAGACACGCTTGAAGGTGGAGCTTCACTAAAAATAAAATATAAGATTCAAGTACAAGGAGACCCTACATTCGGAACAGTCACATTTAATAACGGTACACCAACCTTTACAGAAGAGACTACAAACAACGAAGAAGAATAAATGTCGAAATATGTCGAATAAAAGATATTGATTTTTGGTTCGACATATTATATTATTTCTTTATAATTGTACGTTAGGAGGAATAATATATGGCATTAAGAAAATGTAAAGAATGTGGAGCAGGAGTAAGTACAAGTGCTAAAAGATGTCCAAAATGCGGGAAGAAGTTAAAACATCCGGGGATAATGGCTATATTAGTAATATTAGCAATAATTGTTGGTGGAAGCCTTGGAACTGCATACAGAGAATGGAAAAATCCCGGTCAAAGCCTTTTTTCTGCAATGGCTAAGAATGCAGAGCAAGAAAAATTTGCACTTGTTTCGGATAAAGCAGTTGTTGACTCATTGGGAACAACATACATAGAAGGTGAAATAAAAAACAACACTGACAAACAATATTCTTATGTACAAGTAACTTTTATTCTATATGATGCTGATGGTGCACAACTAGGAACCGCAATGGCAAATATAAATAATTTAGAGCCAAATGGTACATGGAAGTATAAAGCATTAGGATTAACCACAGAAAGAGTTGACAGTTACAAATTAGACGAAATAACAGGTTGGTAAAACCATAAAAACACTTGTAAAATCAAGTGTTTTTATTTATGCAAAAAATTTCTTATAAAATTTTAATTTACCTCTTGACTTATAATCGATTTTGATATATAAAATAATTGCTAGCAAAAATGAGTGCACTCAAAGAGAAGAGGTGAAGTATGTTAAGAAAAAAATATATAATACAAAAAAGTTTCCGAGTAGATAGTCAAATAGCGGAAGATTTAGAAATTTTAAGCGAAATATTAGAAAGGTCACAAAATGACTTAGCTAATATAGCGATAGAGGAACTATTATTAAAAAACAAAAATTGGTTTTCACAAAATATAATAGTAGATTATTGTTTTGATTATTTTGTCAATGGTCTTCCAGTAAATGAAAAGATAGAATCAAAATCCATTGTTGACGGAAAAGAAGTGAAAGTAACAATAAATTTTAGCTTAGATATCATCGATGACGATTCAAAAACAATCCTAAAATATTCAGTGATTGAGAATGATAAAGATATATTGGAAAAAACTGAGATGTTATTTAATAACACACAAGAAGATGAAAATAAAATAAAAAGAATCTTAAGGGAACTTTCTGGACATATAGACATAAATAGTGATACGATGAAAAATTATTTAGAACAAAGATTAAATTATAAATAGAAAATAGATATAATTTGCTAAGTTTTGGCGAACAGACAAATTATATCTATCACGAAAGAGTTAAACTCTATCTACGTAATTATAACATAGATATGAGTCTAATTCAAGTGCGAAATTTGAAGGAGGCTTATTTTTTTATGGAAATTTTAGAAAAATTATTATTAGTATTATTATCAACTGGAGTTATTACAATATACATTACTGCTGGAATAGCAATATTAATGTTTATACAACTTATAAGCTACAGAGTATTGGGAATAAATTTGTACAAGAGATTATTAAGAAAGTTAGAGGTGTAGTTTATGGAAAGAATATATAAACAAGAAGAGCTTGAAGCAATGAATTATATTTTCGGAAAAGAAAAAGGAAATAAAGTTTTACTAAGGAAGAATTAGAAATAACTAGTAAAGTGAATTTACTTAATAAAAAATTAGTAAACGTATTAAAGATTATCTGGGATAACAGACATGATACAGAAAGACTAGATAGTTTTATGAAAACAATAAGCGAAGGTATGAATAAGAGAAAGGAAGATAAGAGTATGAATAATAAATTGATGGTATTTAATAATAGTGAGTTTGGAGAGATAAGAAGTATAACAATAGATGATGAACCTTATTTTATCGGAAATGAAATAGCAACAATTTTAGGATATAAAAATTCCAGAGATGCATTAATTAAGCATGTAGATAAGGAGGATATAAGACCTGATGTCGCGATTCACGACGGTAGCCAAACAAGATATGTAACGATGATAAACGAAAGTGGTTTATATAGCTTAATAATGTCTAGTAAACTACCAAAAGCAAAACAATTCAAAAGATGGGTTACATCAGAAGTTTTGCCTAGCATTAGAAAGAATGGCAGTTATGACATAGATACAAATGGACTAATGAAACAATTAACTCAAAGCCAAATAACATTAAATAATGTCTTTGCAGGCTTTAAAATGCAAATAGACAAAGGCTTTGAAGAAACAAACTCAAAATTAAATGAGCATGATGAATTATTAAAGAAAAGAGTATACTTATCACCTAAAGAAGCCAAAGACGTACAAGTAGCAATAAGAAATAAAGCAAAGGCAATTGCAATAATAAACAATCTACCATACGATGAAGTAAAAGGCAAGCTATTTAAGAGATTATATACACAACTAAATGAACTATTTGAAGTTGGAACATATAGAGAATTACCATCAATTCGTTATGAAGATATAATAGATACAATAGCTAACTTAACTATACCAATCAGAGACATACAAAACGAAACATATCAAATAAGTTTATAAAATGGGCTTACTATTAGTAAGGTCACGCCGTCGGTAATACCGACGACATAAAAATACAAGGGAGTACCACAACGGTA